ACCAAGAGCTTTCCAATCGCCAAGGACTTTATTTCTTGCTTCGGCGGAAGACATGATGAATCCGCCAATAACATTATCAATCCCTGTGAATATTTGCTTTGCTTCATCGATATTACCGAATATAATCTGGAAAGTTGAAGCCCACGCCGTAGCCGCTTCATCATGCAAAGCAGCTGTCAAGGCTGTGAAAGTCTTGATCTGAGTCGCAGCACCGACAGCCGTTTTGGCCATCGCTTGAATCTGCTTGATCTGCTCCGCGCTATAGCCAAGCGACTTCAGCTGTGCGTCAGTAACATCACCCGTGAACTGAGACAAAGTCTGGGTAAGAACACCAGCTGTCAACCAGCCACTCTTGAGCGAGTCACGGAAACTATTGCCCTTATCCATCCACTGCTGGAACGTCTCACTAAGAGGCACTCCAGTAAGTGTCTTCATTTGCTTGGCAGTGTTGAACAACGCTTCCTGGAAAACGCGTCCACCCATACCCGCATTTACAACAGAGTTCCAGTCCATCAACTTTACAGAACCGGAAGCAATAGCCTGAGAAAGCTGATACATTGCTGTAGCGGCCTGCTCAGTGTTTGAACCAGATAGGGCAGCCAGGTTGGCGATACCCTTAATGGACTCTGTCGAAGTCTTTAGATCAACACCTGCCGCGGTGAATGTACCAATGTTCTTGGCCATGTCCGCAAAACTATAAACCGTTTTGTTTGCATAATCATTCAGTTCGCCAAGAGTTTTTGTTACGTCAGCAAGTTTAGTACCAAACTGAGACGTGTTCGCAAGAATCGTCTGAATCGAGTTGATCTGCGTTTCATAATTGGCCAGACCCTCTTGCAGAGGAGTCACGGTCAAAGACTTGACCAACTGCAAACCAGTTTGTATCGCTTGGGTGGCGATATTAGCTAGTGCAGCTATTCCAATTATTGAGAGCGCTTTGAATTTATCCGCAATACTACTTATAGAATCAGCAACATTTGATAGCGAAAGTTTACTTGCTGCGGTTCCAACATTCTCAAGGCCTTTTGTGGCTCCCTCGAGCTTCAAGCCCTTGTTGAGCGTATCCAACGAACTAAGAGTCGTCTTTACACCTTGCTGAAACTGAGCGTTGTCGAATTTCATAGAGACGACGCGTTCGTCAATAGCACTCATGAGGTCACCGCCTTCCACACCGCATCTGCAATCTCGTCAAAGATTGGTTGTATAGCTGGGTTTATATAATCTCTACCTTGAACGTATCCACCGGTTCCAGTCCCATACCCATATTGCAGCATAATGGCTACTGGAAATCCGCTTTCTATGTCGGTGTTCGTCCAAGAAATTTGATAAACGCCCCCATTTTGACTAGTTTCATAGTTCCACGATGTAGCAGCTAAACCAGTCTCCTGTGGAGTTGCACTAGCTAAGGCAGCAACTCCTTTTCGTCCATATTGCTCTAGAATGTTTTTAATCTTTAGTTGTGATGCTTTTAAAAGGAATGACTCCAAAACGGCGAAGGAGCCAGTCACTACAAAAGAAATCATGGCTCCAGTCTTCCTTACGTCTTGATGATGTATTTTATGGTTTGGTACGGAGGCATATTGTTATGAGCTCCTCCACCACCTTCTGACTGAACCAACCCGCTATAATAACTAGTAGAAGCACCTCTGTCAGAAAGCGTACCATTTACATGCGTAGTTGCACCTGCCGTTACGCTTTGAACGTTAGAGGCTGCGAAGCCACCAGAATTATCTTGACTAATTTTGTGTTGGTGAGCAGGCATTTCAGCGGTTGTAAGAACGTGAGTTTCTTCGCCTCCCGTTGAACCCAACGCATGTGTTGAGTGCAAGCCTAGAGGGAACCGACCTCTGAGGTTTGGAAGATTGAACGTAGTAGTTCCGTCTCCAACACCATACGTAGTTCCAATGATTCCATACAAAGTGGCAAAAGAGGTTCTACTTACTGGAGAGCCATCACATTCACGCCAACCAGTAGGCGTAGAACTTCCAGCCCACATTCTAATTTCTCCAGTCATACCAATCGTGCTTGATGACGGAGGAACATTTGTTACCTGATCTAATCCAATAACTTGCCTAGCTTGTGCTGCAGTTAGATCTTTTGGATCCCCTGAAACGACTCCATCGTTACCTTTTATTGTTCCAGCTGGCATATCAGCAGCTTTTGTATTGTCGACAGCGTTATTGACTAGTTTGATTCCAGCTATTGAATTATCTCCAATAGCCACGAGAACATAGCCAGCATCTACAGTCGTTCCATCATGCTTTGTCAGGATGAGATGACCAGAACCATCGATAGATCCACTAACAATCGTTCCAGCTTCAATCTCAGCTATTCTCTCGGCTGTAAAACTTGTTACTGTCGCCATAACGTCTCCTTAGTCTATAGCGAACTGATTCTATAGGAGACAGCGTCAGCATAGACTACTGACGGCCATTGAATCTGGAATGTTACTGAATCTATCATTTGTATTGCATCGTCTGGGCCTGTAACTGTGAATGTTCCATCTCCATTGTCAACTACAACTAGAATGGAGCTCGCCTCGAATATGGCAAAGATCTCGTCTGGCGTCGGCAAATATGCATCATTAGAATCCGAACCATATAGAAGATCTTCTACTTGTTGAATCACGTTGTCGTATGCTGTTGATGCATCAATAATTATATGAGAACTTGCTTTTGCTCCTTGAATTTTTATAGGGAGAGTTGTGAAATTCCATGTGAACGATTCACCACTCGATTGTTTATTGTTAAAATCAGGAGGAGGAACAATCATATTGTATACAATATGAATCTTGTATTTATTTTGATCGAGAACTCTATAACTCATTCCAAAACTTTGTCTACGGCTTGGTATCATTTGATTATCATAGAAAGACTCTGGGTAATGATAAGCCTGCACTGATCCAGAGAAATATCCAGAGTTTCTGCTTCGAACTATTTTGGTCCCGTCGATATAAACAGTATTGTTCGAATCGGATTGATTTTCCTGAATTGCGATTAATCCGTTCCAAACTACCCCCGGGGAATTTTTCGGATAGAAAACCCCACGGTCGACACCAAGTTCATATTGGCGAGTTTCATCCCACGCTAACCTAGTAATGTTACTCACCCCTTCAAATATAATTAGGCAAACAGAGCAATCAAATCATCAGGACTTGGAAGAGACGGATCATTACTGTCACTTCCATAGATGATGTCCTCGAGAGAAGCCAACTTTGTGGGGTCTGCATATCTAGAATCAACAATCATGTGGGCTGTTCTTCGATATCCAGTTATAGTTGGCGGAAGGGTTGTTATCTTCCAGCTATAATCAGAAATATCTGAAGAACTACCGAGGCTTCTATAGTTCCTTGCCGATGGATTTGCCAAAGCGTTGTATACAAGATGAATCTTGTAGCCATGGTTATCACCATCTACATCGTTTCCAACGTTTGTTCTATAAGACATACTAAATGTCTTACGAGGTTGTTGTGTAACAAGAAGTCCATTTTGCACCGGAACTATTCCATCGCAAGGAAGAAACTCTTCTGGACTACTGATAGCGTTTATAGTCGCTTCAAACTCTTCTCTGCCAGAAAGTTGAACATACTTTTCGCCATCGATGTAGTATGCTTTAGCATCTCCACCAGAGGGGGATTCAGAAACAGATAGCAAACCAGGCCATGGAACACCGAACAACAGGTTTGACGCGTAAAGGACGCCTTGATCAACGCCATTCTCATAGAAACGTTGTCCTACATCTCCCCAAGTGATTCTGGCCAACTTCTTTCACCCCCTCGTTCCCAATCGTGCTTTACGCTCTTCGTTCAATTGACGATTTCTTGCGGCCAATTCTCGTTTGCTGGACTTATCTTTTGGTGCGTTCTTAAGATTACATACCCTAACTAGTGTCAATAAACGATTCAAATGCCAGTACTGACACTCGAAGGGGATGTTCAAAGCTATCATCCAGTAATATATTATTTCTGCAGTAATGATTTCTCTACTAGGTGGTTTCTTTTCATCGCTAAACCACGTAGCAGTCATCTTCGCGTTGATGTACTTATCTATTTGCTTTATATTGTTCTCTGTGAGACGTTCATAGACTTCTGGAGGAACATCCGGAGTAATTGTCATGGCCTTGATGTACCATACAGTCTGCTCGGAAGTCTTTTCTTTTGAGTCTAGAAACGGTTTTTCAAAGAATGACTCCCATTTTGACAGCGAGGCCAGAGAATGCTCCAGCTCCAATGTAAATTCGTCCAAAGTCACGAATTCGCTTTTAGACTCGTCGTAACCTTCGTCGGACATCGGGACCGTGATTGTCAGCACTCTCTGACCT